TCCCCCACAGGCGATCGGGGCGCAGCCTCCGCCGCAGGGAAAGCCGGTGTGGCGCTCGCGGCCGGCCTCGAATGCAAAGCAATGGGCGCACTCGGCTGCGCGATCTGCTGCGTCGAACGCGGCGAATGGAACGGGAAGACGTATCCGATTGTCGCGGTAAAAGCTGCAATCGTAGATGGCGAAAATATCAGAGCAGATACCTGGTACCAGCTGAAAAACGGCAAATTTGTGGAGGTTGAGTAAATGGCAATCAAGAAACCGGCTGAATTGGATTTCAGCAACAAGAAGTTTATGTGCATCATTTCCGGTCAGCCCGGATTGGGCAAGACGACGCTGGCCCTTTCGGCCCCGAAGCCGTTTCTGTTCGACACGGACAATGGCATTGCCCGTGTCAGGCCGGAGCAGCGTGGCGTGACGTCTATGGTGGAATCCTACGAAGAAATGCTTGGTGATATGGACTCCGACGAATACAAGGCAGCAGAGACCATCGTGATCGATACCGGCGGTATGCTGGTGCAGCTCATGAAAGATTGGGCAAAGAAGCAGGAAGCAAAGGCCGCGAAGGACGGACGCGCCATGTACGGCGTGATCAAATCCGAGTTTGACCGGCTTTGCTATCAGATCCGGGCAAAAGACCGGAAGCACCTTGTCGTTGTGTTCCACACGACGGAACAGCAGAAGGGCGACACCATCCAGACGCGCCTTTCCTGCGAGGGCGGCGCGAAGGATATTGTTTGGACGCCTGCCGATTTTGGTGGCTATATGTTCATGATGGGCAACAAGCGCATGATCGGCTTTACACCGACAGACGAATACTTTGCAAAAGGCTGCTTCGGTGTGCGCGGCGTGATGCAGCTGCCGGAACTCAAGCCCGGCCAGAAGTCCACGTTCCTAACAGATCTGTTCCGTAAGGCGCAGGAGGATATCAATGCGCAGGCCGCAATCTACAGCGGTGAGAAAGCGGCTTACGACACGGCAATGAAAGCCGGACACGCGTTTATCGCCCTTGTCTGCGACCCAGAAACGGCGCTGAGAGCCCGCAAAGAGCTTGCAAAGCTCCAACACTCGCTGACCAGCGCCGCAGAGCTTGGCGCAGAGTTCAAGCGCAAGTGCAAGGAACTCGGCCTGAAATACGATAAGGAGAAAAACGCCTATGTATTGGCTGACACAAAGCCTGCTGAGCAGCTGGAAGCACTTTCTTGATGCGGATGATGCGTATGCAGACGCGGCGCTGTCCTCCTTCCTCTCCACGCTTCGGCGTGAAGAGAAGGAAACAACGCAGGCTATGCAGGCAGGCATTGATTTCGAGGCGGCGATTAACAGCGCAGTTGCTGGCGTACCGGTCGAGTCGGTCAGCGAGAAATACGACCGGGCTGTAGAAAAGTTTTCCCGTATCTGTACAGGAGGTCAGCCGCAAGTGCCGGTCGCCGGTCGACTTCGTGTATCCGGGCTGGATTTCCAACTTTACGGCGTCTGCGACTACGTAAAGGCCGGAATCATCTACGATATCAAGCGCGTGCAGCGGTACGAATACGGCAAGTATCTGCACAGCCCGCAGCACCCGATGTATCTGCATCTGCTGCCCGGTGCGTCAAAATTTACATACCTGATCTTCGACGGCGCGAACACTTACGCGGAGACGTACCGACGCGGCGATTTCGAGCCTATCGAAGATACGATTTCATGCTTTATCAACTGGCTTTTGGCAAATGGATATATCAACGATTATTTTACACATTGGGAAATGAACACTGAAAGGATGGACAAAGTAGATGGGATTTAAGGCAGTGAAGAATGATAGCGGTCTGATGAAGGCTGGCGATTATGAGTGCTATTTGAAATCGTGCGGCTACGGCGTAACGAAGAACGGAAATGAGTGCATCAAGTTTGACTTCGTCGTCCGTGAGGACGTTGAACAGGAATACCAGAAGAAGCACATCTTCAAGAACTTCTGGCCCGACCGCGACACCGGGGAGTACGACGCCGACAAGATCGGCAAATATGCAAACGCGCTTGGCATTGAGCCGGGCACAGATTTTGAACTTGACGATCTGGTGGGCCGCAACTGCATTTTGCACATGGAGCCGTTTGAGGGCAATGACGGGGTGACGCGCGACTGTATCCGGTATCTCAAGCCCAGCAAGGCCGAATCTTTTGTAACGCCTGCACCGGCCAGCGCAGAGGAGTTCAAACAGCTTGACGAAAGCGACGACGACCTGCCGTTCTGAGGGCTGACGGATGGGAGATAAGAGGGAATACGTCAAGCTGTGGCTGAGTTACAGGAGCTATTTCGAGGCGTACAGTGCTGCTGAGGTGGGGCGCTTGGTGCTGGCTGCGATGGATTATCGCGAGTCGGGAGCAGAGCCAGAGTTCAGCGGGAGTGAACGTTTCATTTGGCCTGCGATTCGACGGGACATTGACGAATCCGTAGCGGCGCAAAAAGCCGTCTCCGCATCAAGAAGCGAGGCAGGAAAGCAGGGCGGTCGGCCTGAATCCGAAAAAGCAAATGCTTTTGACGAAAGCAACGAAAAGCAAAAAAAGCAAATGCTTTCCGAGGAAAGCAAAAAAAGCTATGGACAAAGGAAAAGGACAAAGGAAAAGGACAGGGACAGTATTCTTTCCCCCCTTCCCCCCACGCTGCGCGAAGCAGTTGAAAAATGGGTGGTGTACAAGGGCGAACGACGGGAGGAGTATAAGCCTGTTGGCCTGCAAAGCCTTGTCACACAGATCACGAAAGCCGCAGAGGAATATGGCGAGGCTGCAATGATCGACGTGATAACCCGCTCTATGGCCGCAAATTACAAGGGGATCGTGTTTGACTGGCTGAAAGAGGCCAGCACACGCCCTGCGGCGCTTGGCCGCGCTGCAAAGCCCGGCTACGGCGTGCAGGGACACCATGACGAGCTGAACCCGCTGGAACGCGCAGCTGTGGACAGGGTGATGGGGCCTGTATCGAAGGGGGCCGCTCGGATGCAACATGGCGTACAGCGCCACGGGGACGAACTTGATGCGTTCCAGTTGGAGGCGGTCGAGCGAATGCTTGCGGAAAACAAGGAGGATAAGACATGAGATTCGTCTGCGACTGCTGCCACGATCTGACGAACATCGAGGCGGACCGGATGGAGATCCAGGGCGACAAGCTGATGGTGTACAGCCGTGGGCGGCTGGTGTATGTGGCGGATCTGGGGCAGATCATGCTGGCGAAGCTGACGCCGGGAAGGGAGGAGGCAAGATGATCGCCCGCGTATTCCCGCGTAAAACGGCCATGTCGCCGACGGATGAGCTCGCATTCTTTGGCCAGCCGACAATCGAAAATATCGCCGACTGCATCAAGGCGGACGTGGCAGAGGTACATATCTCCGTAACGTTTACGTGGGATCTCGAAAGGGCCGAAGATCTGTACTACGCATGGCAGATCCTCGGCGTTCCGGTGGAGGTCGGCGGCCCGGCGTTTGATGATCGTATGGGAGACTTTACGCCTGGGCTGTATCTGCGGGACGGAATGATCTTCACCTCGCGCGGTTGCACAAAGGATTGCTGGTTCTGCTCCGTGCCGCGCTGCGCACACGGAGAAATCAAAGAGCTGCCAATCGTGGACGGCTGGAATATCCTAGACGACAACATCCTCGCCACGTCGGAGCAGCATTTCCGAGCTGTCTGCGCCATGCTCAAGCGGCAGAAGCATCCGGCAGTATTCTCAGGAGGACTGGAACCGGCGCTGCTCCAGCAGTGGCAGGCGGATTTGCTGCACGAGGTAAACCCAGCACGGCTTTATACAGCTTATGACACAAAGGACGATCTGGAACCGCTCATCGAAATGGGCAGGAAACTGCGGGAAGCCGGTTTCCGCCCGGCACGACACGCCATGTGCTGCTATGTGCTGTGCGGCTACGACGGAGACAGCTTTGATGACGCAGAAAAGCGTCTGACCCAGACCATGCGTGCGGGATTCGTGCCGTATGCCATGCTGTTTCGCGGAGAAGATGGAAAATATGATCCGGATTGGCGGCGCTTCCAGCGCGAGTGGTGCAGGCCAATCATTACGGGGAAAAAGTTCAATGAATATTGGAGGGAAAAACGTGACGAATAAAGAAATCGTGCAGGCGCTACGGGTATGCTCCCGCAGAACAGACGCACAAACTTGTGCGAAATGCCCATTGTTTGACAGCGAGGATTGTATGGGCGACATGATGGTTGGTGCAGCTGACTTGATCGAGCGCCTGACCGCCGAGAGCGCGGCGCTGCGGGAGAAGGTGCCGCAGTGGATCAGCGTGGAGGAGAAGCTGCCAGCAGATTATATTAAGCGATACCTTATCGCTTTTAAGGACGCAGGCGGAAGCATCGTGGATGCGGCTCGGTATATTCCGGGGCTCGGTTGGGAGTGTCGCAACTGGGAGGTTCCGCAGGGTTTGATTACCGACTGGATGCCGCTGCCGGGAGCACCGGAGAAAGGAGACAAGGCATGATAGCTGTTTTAATCAGCATCAGACCAAGGTGGTGCGAGAAGATCATAAGCGGAGAGAAAACGATCGAGGTGCGCAAGACGCGCCCGAAGATGGATACGCCGTTTAAGTGCTATATCTACTGCACAAAACCGGAGGAAAAGCTACTCACCATTATGAAAGACGGCGATGAGAATTATGGAGAGACGTATCATGGCAAGCCGGTTTTCATAAAGACGGAAAAAGCGCCGACCACTGGCTTATGGGATAAGCGGCAAAAGGTTATCGGGGAATTTCTGTGCGATCAGATCATCAACATTAACGGCGCGGGAAGGATACCGTCGGATGCTGCGCGGCCAACCTGCCTAGAGCCTGCGGAGCTGCACCGGTATCTCGGAGCTGCCACCGGCTTCGGCTGGCACATATCCAATCTCAGGATTTACGATACCCCGCGCGAACTGCGGGAATTTTACGCTGTGCCAAATGAGGTAGAGGTAGCGCTCAAGGCAAAACCCAGGCCAATTACCCGCCCGCCGCAGAGCTGGCGGTATGTGGAGGAAGAGCTATGGAACGACTGACTAAATGGAACGAATCATCGTATAAACACGCCTATTATCCGCGCTGCTTCAAAGAACCGTGCTACGGCAGCGGGTGCAAAATCAAGGATTGCCCGTTTGAAATAGCGGTGTGTGAGCGACTTGCGGCCTACGAGGACACGGGGCTGACGCCAAAAGAGGTAACTGCGCTAGGAGAACTGTTCGATTACGCGCTGAAAGAATCAAAAACGCTGACTGAGCAGCTTACATTGCTCCATCACATCCGCGAGCTTGCCGAGGCCGACAAGGACGGAAGAGTTATTGTTCTACCTGCCAAAAAAGGAGATACACTGTATGCCGTGACTAGGTTTGGAGTTGAAAAACGAGTTGTAAAAGAAATTGCAGCGCCATTTTTCTACAATACTTACGAAAGTAGTGATAGGGCAGCGCTCTCAACCGATATTAGAAATTTTGGTAAGACCGTTTTCCTCACCCACGAAGAAGCCGAGAAGGCTTTGCGGGAAATGGAGGGCAAGAAGGATGGCTAAGTACGTAACCAAAGCGCAGTTGAGACAACTCTATCAGGCTCAGCTCATCGATAACGACGAATATCTGAGACTTTTAAAAGAGTTTGCAGGGATAGAATCCCGGCCGACCACGGAGTACAACCACTACGACGAAAATGGCGAGTTTATTGGTAGCAGCGTGGACACCGATCTTTCTGACCTGCTGGACGAGGCTGGCGTGGAGGTGCGGGACGATGGGCCAACATAAACACAACCCGGTCGCCATTGCGGCGGCAAAAGGCGAGCTGCTGTCGAAGTTGTATCGGTAGTGCGTTGCCAAGATTGCGAGAATTTCAGTCGGAATGAAGAAAATGACCCGTACTGCGCAGATCGGAGAGGGCTTTCAGACCCGGAGCCTGACGGGTATTGCAGCTACGGAGAACGGAGGGAAGAATAAAGGATGAGCCTAATAGACGCTGCCAGATACACCACAATGATTATGGCGCAGAATCCAGACTGGTGCGCCAAAAGAATGGAAAACTTCGAGAAGTACATCACGGAAAATAGTGCTGGTGCTGCCGAGGTGTGTAATGAAAGGAAAGACAACTCCGCGATGGTGATTCTCAAGGATGAGGAGGGCAAGAAGGATGGCAACGAAACGAGTATGTGACCGCTGCGGGGCGGAGATAAACCCCACAAGCTCTGCGACGTATGTAAACGTACGAAGCGCGTTCCATGAGGAATCACCTGATATTGAGCTTTGCTGCTCCTGCGCGATGCAAATCAAAGAATGGCTTAAGCCGCGTGTAGAGGAGGGCAAGTCATGACCAGAAAACGCGCAAGAAAGATCCTCATGTCCATCGGAACGAGCCGGAACCATGCAAACTGGGGGCTGACGGCAAAGCCGCGCTGGAAGACAAACGCCGGTAACGCTAACGGTTTTCTCATCTGCGACATCAGCGATATGGAGATTGCACCGGACGATTTTTGCAGTAGAGGCGTGACCGAATGAGCGGGCTGCGGTTTGCTCGTGGAAGCGCGAAAGGAGGAGAGCTGATGCAGGATTGCTGCTTGACTTGCAAGAATCTGGAATACAGAAAGAACTACGTTTATCCGTATCGGTGCTTGAAACACAAGGCCGAACGGTTCTCGGAGAAGGAGTTGGAACGGAGGTACTTTTCCGGAGAGGAATGCGAAGACTTTGAACAAAGGAGGTGACCTGATGGGAACAATTCTTGCAATTGATCCGGGGAATATGAAATCCGGCTATGTGGTGGTCGAGCACGACGGCGAAGAAATTCGCCGCGTGCTCGAGGCCGGGAAGAGCGAGAACAACGTTCTGCTGCCGCTGATCGCGCAGAAGCTTTACGGGAACGGCTACGACGTTGCAATCGAGATGATCGCGGGCATGGGCATGACGGTAGGCCAAGAGGTTTTTGATACCTGCGTCTGGATCGGGCGGTTCTGGGAAATTGCGTTAAGGACTGGCGGATATGAGCCGAAAAGAATATACCGGCGAGAAGAAAAGCTGTACCTGTGCGGCTGTCTGAGCGCGAAGGATAAGAATATCCGGCAAGCGCTGATTGACAGATACGGAGGTGTAGGGACGAAAAAAGAGCCGGGCTTCTTTTATGTGAACGGCACGAAGTTTGCAAAGGATATGTGGGCGGCGATGGCAGTAGCCGTAACGTACTTCGACAAGTACATAAAGGGGGTAAAGCTATGAGCAAGACGCAGCGAAAGCCGCCAAGACCGCCGATGCAGCTGACGTGCGATGCCTGCGGGAAAACGTTTATGCGCGCACCGTCGAAGTACAAGGCAAAATACAATTTTTGCAGCGAGGCGTGCGCCTGGACGGCACATAGGGACGCTGTGATGGGCCGGGCGGAGCGCGCGCGGATCCTGATTACACGATCAATCCCGGTATACCCGGAAATGCGGCCTGTCTGCGGGCGGGTGTATCCTGCCGAGAAATACAAATACAGGACAAACCGGACGGGCTATGTCGTCGAGGTGGGCGGCAAGCGCGTATGTGTGAGGGTGGACGAATGCAAGGAAATCTAGGGCTTACACCGGTGCAGGCTCCGTGCAAAGGCTGCGCAGACAGGCATACCGGCTGCCACACGGACTGCACCCGATACATAGCATTCCGCCGGGAGGCGGACAGATACAAGCAGGAGCAATCGAAGGACGCAGCGAGATATGCAACAACAAGGGGCTGCATGCGGACGCTGCACGATGCGAACCGCGCAAAGCGCGAAGGGAGGCAGCATTACTAATGAGCACGCCGCGATACGGCTGGTGGGCCTATGCGAAATGGATGATTCGCAGCTATAAGGGCGGCGGGCTGATGACGAGGGCCGAGCGCGCTGCCGTTGAGGATGCAATCGCAGAGACGGAACGGCTCGTTGACGGCGCGGAGCGACTCCGGCTCATAGATTTGGTTCTTTGGAAGCGGACGCACACGCTTCAGGGGGCTGCGCTTGCGTGCTACGTCTCGGAGCGCACCGCGCAGGAGTGGCACAGGCAATTTATTCGCCTTGTGGGGCAAAAAAGAGGGCTTTCATGAAAAAGTCTGCGTCCCAGAGCCAAATTTAACATTTACTATAAGGGCGTAGAGATCAACTCTACGCCCTTCTTCATCGGCACCGCAGCGTTCTGCGGAAACCTCCTCCTCCTGTTCTCGTGTTCTCCGGTGTGAATAAATATATTTATTCACACACGGAGACACGAGAACGAAAAAATGAGGTGGCTGACCGGTGATCGGGCATGATGGGGAGGACAACATGGAGGTAAAAAACAGAAAGCTTTCCAGCATTACTGCATACGGGAAAAATGCAAAGAAGCATGACAAGACACAAATCAACAACGTTGCGGAGAGCATCAAGCAGTATGGATTTGTGCAGCCGATTGTGATCGATCGTGACGGTGTGATTGTAATCGGACACTGCCGCGCTCTAGCGGCGAAGAAGCTCGGCATGGAAGAAGTGCCGTGTGTTTGCGTGGACGATCTGACACCGGAGCAAGTGAACGCACTGCGGCTGGTGGATAACAAGAGCAACGAGAGCGACTGGGACTTTGACCTGCTGTCGGTCGAACTGCCGGGGCTCGACCTGTCGGCTTTTGACTTTGACTGGGGACTTCCAGAAGACCAAACGGAAGACGTTGTTGAGGACGAAGCACCAGAAGTTGACGAAGATGCAGAGCCGATTACAAAGCTGGGCGATATTTGGCAGTTGGGCAGACATAGGCTGATGTGTGGCGACAGCACCGACAAGGAAACCGTGGAATTGCTGATGGATGGCAAGAAAGCGGATATGGTGTTTACTGACCCTCCCTACAATGTGGCTTTCAATGGTAGAAGCGGCAAGTTTGATGTTATTTAAAACGATGACCTTTCGGAAGAAGATTTCAATAACTTCATTGAAGAAACCTGCCAAATGATTAAACACCTTGACCCTGATTGTTACTATGTGTGGTGTAATTGGGAATTTTACGGGGTACTGCAAAGCAAACTTCCATTTAAGTCCTGCATTGTATGGGCAAAGAATGTGTTTGGTCTTGGCAGAGGATACCGACACCAGCACGAGTTTTGCCTGTTTAACGGTACTATTGACGATAAGATAACAAACGAAAGCGACCTGTGGGAAATTGCAAAGGACAGCAATTATGTTCACCCAACACAGAAACCCGTTGCCCTGTGTGCAAGGGCTTTGAAGAACCACATGGATGATGAAAATGTTGTAGACCTATTCGGCGGTAGCGGCTCAACACTTATCGCTTGTGAACAGTTAGACCGCACTTGCTACATGATGGAACTTGATCCAAAGTATTGCGATGTCATTATCAAACGATGGGAAAAATTCACTGGCGAAAAGGCGGTGCTTCTGCATGACGATTGAAGAAGCACAGTCGATTATCGCAAAGACGAACAGCCCGTACTTGAAGCGGGACATTGAGAAGTTTATCAAACGCCAGCAGAGAAAGGAGGGCGCGTATGGCAAGGCCAAGAAAGGAAATAGATCAGAAGCAGTTCGAGAACCTCTGCGGCCTGCAATGCACGCTTGAGGAAATCTGCGGTTGGTTTGGTGTGACTGATAAAACACTGGATAGTTGGTGTAAACGCACCTATCATGCCAGTTTTTCCGAGGTATTTAAGCAAAAGCGAGGAGCGGGGAAAATTTCACTGCGCCGGAGCCAGTGGCGGCTTGCGGAAAAGAACGCGAGCATGGCTATCTGGCTTGGGAAGCAATACTTAGGGCAGCGCGATGAGCCAGAAGAATCGATTGACGTGGAGGATACGGACGCTTATCTGAAAGAAGCGGGTATCGAATGAAAAGTTCGACAATCCACCCAGCGTTCGGGGATAAGCATAAGGAATATATCAGAAATGCAACGCACTGCATTATTTCTGTTGCGGAGGGTGCTGTTCGAGCGGGAAAAACCATCGACAATATAGCCGCCTTTGCAACGATGATAAACAAAGGCACGCCTGATAGAATCCATTTGGCGACCGGCTCCACAGCGGCGAACGCTAAGCTGAACATTGGAGACGCGAACGGATTCGGGCTTGAATATCTATTTCGCGGTCGGTGCAGATGGACGAAGTATAAGGGAAACGAGGCTCTTGTAATTAAATCCTGTGGGCGGGATTATGTAGTTATTTTTGCGGGCGGAGCGAAAGCGGACAGCTTTAAAAAAATACGCGGCAACTCATACGGAATGTGGATTGCAACCGAGATCAACCTTCACCATGAGGATACGATCAAGGAGGCGTTCAATCGACAGCTTGCCGCGAAGCTGCGGCGTGTATTCTGGGATCTGAACCCGTCTTCGCCGGGGCATTGGATCTACCAAAACTACATCGACAGATTCCCGGAACGGCTCGGCGAGCGGTACAACTACCAGCATTTCACCATCCGGGATAACGCGACAATCACAGCGGCGCGCCTCGCGGAGATCGAAAGCCAGTATGACGTAAACAGCATCTGGTATCGCCGGGACATTTGCGGCGAGCGATGCACGCCGGAAGGGCTTGTCTACAGCAGGTTTGGAGCCGACTGCATTGTGCACGAGATCCCGACAGGTGGGGAATATTACATTTCCGTTGACTACGGCACGCACAACCCGTTTTCCGCCGGGCTGTGGCACGTCACAAGCAAGCAGGCTGTGCGAATCGCTGAGTATTATTACTGCGGGCGCGACGAAAAAGCGGAAAAGTCCCCAGAAGAGTATTACACGGAAATCAGGCGTTTGGCGAGCGGGCGAGACATAAAATGCATAGTCGCCGACCCGTCGGCCGACGCCTTTATTGCAACCATCAAAAAGCACCACGAATACAAAGTTCGCGGCGCGATAAATGACGTGCTGGCCGGGATCCAGACGACCGATGAAATGCTGGCATCTGGGAAGATCAAGATTTATGAGGGCTGCAAAGATGCAATCCGGGAATTTGGGCTTTACAGGTGGGACGAAAAAGCAGAATCTGACCGCGTCGTGAAGGAAAACGACCACGCTATGGACGAAATCAGGTACATGGTGATGACGGTCTTGAAAAAGCACTTCAAAGAACACAGATTTGTGCCGGAGCTGGCGCGGTGAGGTAAAAGATGAAAACATACCAGGATTTTTTAGAGGTTGCGGAAAAGTCTGACCGGGAACGGATGGAATTTGTTCTGTCCGCGATAAATAATCACAAAGATTCGGATTTATACAAACAGGCGGTTATTGCGAAGGAATACGACGCGCACAGGAATGTGACGATTGCTAATTTTCAAAAGCTGCTTTATACACTCAACGGGAAAATCATTCCGGACAACTACAGTCCGAACTATAAGCTTCGGAGCAATTTCTTTGCAAATTTCATCACGCAGGAAACGCAGTATCTGCTCGGAAACGGCGTGACGCTGAAAGAAGCCGCGAACAAAGGAAAACTCGGCGCATCGTTCGACGTTCGGCTGCAGGACGCAGCGCATGCGGCGCTTGTTGGAGGCGTATCGTATGGCTTCTGGAACCTTGATCATCTTGAGGTTTTCGACGTAACAGAGTTCGTTCCGATTCTCGATGAGGAAAACGGTGCGTTGCGCTCCGGGATTAGATTCTGGCAGGTATCCGATACGAAGCCGCTTCGCGCAACACTCTACGAGCCGGACGGCTTTACACAGTTCATCCGCAGAAGCGGAAAAAACATGGAGATCCTAGAGGCAAAGCGCGGATATGTATCTGTCGAGGCAAGTTCCGAAGCGGACGGTACGGAGATCCTTGCATATCAAAACTATCCCGGCTTCCCGATTATTCCGCTCTACGGCAACCGCGCAAGGCAGTCAGAGCTTGTCGGCCAACGCGAGGCGATAGACTGCTACGATCTCATTAAGTCAGGCTTTGCGAATACAGTTGATGAGGCGTCGATCATTTATTGGACGATCTCAAACGCCGGTGGCATGGACGAGATCGATATGGCACGGTTCAAAGAGTCCATGCGGCGGATCGGCGTTGGGCTCGTGGACGACGACGGCGCGAAGGCAGAGGCTCATACGCTCACAATCCCAGTTGAAGCTCGGGAAGCGCTTCTTTCCAGAATCAGCGACGATCTTTACCGTGACGCGCAAATGCTTGATGTGGCAAAAGTGCAGGCGGGGCAGAAGACGGCGACGGAGATCATGGCGGCGTATCAGCCGATGGATAACAAGGTGGATCAATTTGAATACTGCGTGATCGAGTTCCTGCAGGCGTTGTTTAAGATCGTTGGTATTGATGACGAGCCATCCTTTATGCGATCCAAAATAACAAATCAGTTAGAACAGACGCAGATGGTGCTGCTTGCCGCGAGCTACCTTGACGACGAAACGATTCTGAGCAAGCTGCCGTGGCTTACGCAGGAGGAAATCGCAAACATTTTGAAGAGGAAAAGCGCGGAAGAATTAGAGCGATATTCCACGAAAGATATGGAGGAATAGACGTATGAGCGGCATGGTACAGGGCGATGCGTACAGTCTGGCCGTCACGGTCAAGAACAACGGGCAGGCTGTCGAGATCGACGATATTGAGAAGATCGAAATGACGCTTCTGTATTTGCAGAAGTATTACCCAGGCCAGATCACATACGCGGACGGGAAATTCTATTTCCCGCTGGCGCAGGAAGAAACATTCCGCCTGCCGAAGGTCTGCCCGATGCAGATTCGCGTGAAATTCAAAAGCGGAGACGTGCTCGGCTCCGAGAAAAAGCAGATCGACGTATCTGCCGCGCTTTCAAAGGCGGTGTTGTAATGGGCGGAATTGAATTTGAACTCAAGAACCGCGACCCGATCGACGTTTCCTTTAACGTTTCCGTGCGTGCCGGCGGCGGCTCCGGCGGCGGCTACAACATCGGCCCCGGATTGAAGCTGGACGCCGAAACCAACACCCTGTCCGTCGATACGGCGGACGCAGTCGAAAAGGACAACACTAAGCCTGTCACCTCCGCCGCCGTGTACACGGAGGTAGGCAACATCAACGCGCTGCTTGCGACGATTTAAGGAGAGGATTTTATGAGCACACAAACCGAAATTACCAGACTACAGACTGCGCGGAACAAGCTGCGCACATGGCTCGTCGGCCTCGGCCTCGCCGCGAGCACGGACAAACTCGACGCGCTGACCGACAAGGCCGCCGCCATCAAAAATCAGGGCGCGGTTGACGCCAACGTCAAGGAGGGCGAGTCCTATACCATCCCTGCGGGCTATCACAACGGCTCCGGCACGGTCAAGGGCGTCTCCGGCGGCGGCAACTACAACCTGCAGGCCAAATCCGTCACGCCGACGAAGGAGCAGCAGTCCGTCACACCAGATCAGGGCTATTACGGCCTGTCCGGTGTGACCGTCGGCGCGATCCCGGAAAACTATCAGGACGTCTCCGCCACGACCGCCGCGCCCGGCGACGTGCTGGCGAATAAAGTATTTATCGACGCGGACGGCGTAACGCAGGCTGGCACCATGCCGGACAACGGTGCAGTGGAGAAAGTGCTGGACGCGACGACCGGCAATCAGGAGTACACTGTCCCCGCCGGTAAGCACTCCGGCACGGGCAAGGTATCTATCATGCTGGAAACCAAGTCCGCCACGCCTACCGAGGCCGCGCAGGACATCACGCCCACCAAGGGCAAAGTCCTCGGCAAGGTCACGGTCGGCGCGATCCCGGACAAATACAAGGACGTTTCCGGCGTGACTGCCGGAGCTGCTGACGTGCTGGACGGAAAGTTTATCGTGCTGGCCGACGGCAGCAAGGTCGAGGGCACCATGGCCAACAACGGCGCGATCGCAAAGACCATCGACGGCCTCACGCAGACCAGCGCCGATATCCCGGCGGGATACACCTCCGGCGGCACGGTATCGCTGACAGACGCGATCGAAACGGCTCTCGCCGCGATTTAAAGGAGGAACAGACATGAGCGTACAGACAGAAATCGACCGCATTATCACGGCAGTCGGCGCGGCGTATGACGCAGTGGAGGCCAAAGGCGGCACAGCCCCAGCGGCACAGACCATCGAAGGGATTGCAGGCGCGATCAGCGGAATAAAATCCGCACCGACTACACCGTACATGGAAGCAGAGTATATTGCGATGGGGGATATCACAAGCGGCAACCCAGGCCACTATATCAAGCGCGCAAAACTCTATAACCACACGGCAATCTACGCGTATGAGTTCGCAGGGCAGCGCCGACTACAAAACCTTGACTGTAGTGATGCTTCAAATAACATCACGGTAATAGAATCAATGGCGTTTAACCAGGCATTGGTACACGGGCTGGTTCTGCCAAATACGATCAGTGAGTTATGGGATGCATGCTTTAGTGGTGCAGCCATCGCAACGCTGACAGTTCCGCCACTTGTGACAGTGCTTCCAACTAGTGCGTTTGAAGATGTTCAGCCAGTCTACAATAATGCAACGGATGAAGAACTGCCAATCAATATCATCCTGCCACAAAATCTCACCAAGATAGAAAACCGGTGCTTTATGAGTGCAATGATTAAGCAGATCACTATACCGGATACGGTAACAGAGATCGGGGACAGGGCTTTCGGCTACTGTAGGCAACTTGCATCGGTTACATGCTTGGCTGCAACGCCTCCAACACTCGGAAGTAGCGTGTTCCGCTCGAGCACAGCGGGATTTACCATCAAAGTCCCGGCTGCATCGGTCGCGGCGTATAAAGCTGCCGACGGATGGAAGGATTATGCGAGTTACATCGTTGCGATGTGAACGCCGAAAACCGGAAAAGGGAGAACACCATGGACACCAAGACCATCATCGTTACCCTCGTCTGCGCCGTGCTCGGCGGGGCGGATAAAAGCGTATGAGCACAAGCAACACCGCCGGGCAGAAAATGACAGACGCAGAGCTCGCAAAGCTTGAAAAGCGGATTGCTGCGATATATAGGGAAGCGTATAACGATCTGACGGATACGATCAGGGATTACTTCGGTAAATTTGCAGCGCGTGACGCGGTGGAAAAGGCGCGGCTGGACGCTGGGGAGATCTCGGAGGATCAATACAAGCTGTGGCGTGCTGCTCAGATTGGACGCGGGAAGCGGTTTGAAGCGCTAAGGGATAAAGTCGCAGAGCGAATGACGAATGCAAACGCAACCGCAATCGCCTATATCAACGACGCAACGCCGGGGATTTACAGCCTGAACAGGAACCTAGCAGCCTATATGATCGAGCAGGTGGTGGGGGACGTTGGATTCGATCTCTGGGATGAGCGGGTTGTGAAGCGCCTGATTGCCGAGCAGCCGGGCCTTATGCCGTCCTACCCGGAGAAGCGAGCACTCAAACGTGGGATTGATCTTGCATACGGGAAAAAGCAGATAACCGCCAGTGTCACCAGCTCCATCTTGCAGGGCCGGAGCCTCAAGGGCATGGCAGATGATCTGCAAAGTCGTATCACCACCATGAACCGCGATTCCGCTATCCGGACAGCTCGAACGGCAGTCACGGGCGCGCAGAACGCCGGACGGCTGGATTCTTATTATGCCGCTGAGAAAATGGGAATCAAGTGCAGGAAACAATGGATGGCGACGCTCGACGGAAGAACCCGCCACTCCCACGCCATGCTCGACGGCGAGATCGTGGACAACGACAAAAAGTTCTCCAACGGCTGCCGCTACCCAGGTGACCCGAACGGCCCACCGTCCGAAATCTATAACTGCCGCTGCACGCTGGTATCCGAGATCGAAGGAATCGACACCTCCGGAGGCAAGCGCCGCGCCAGGAACCAGGCGACCGGACGGAATGAGCTGATCGAGAACATGAGCTATGCCGAATGGGCAGGGTGGAAAAAGAAAAATGGACGTTAAATTTATCGACAACTCAGAGGAAATCAAGGACAATATGAAAAACGTGCTGCTTCGTGCGCTTGAAAAGATCGGCATGACGGCGGAAAAGTACGCGAAGCGGCTATGCCCGGTTGATACCGGAAACCTACGCAACAGCATCACGCACCGCGTAGATGAAGGGGAACCGGCTGCATACATCGGAAGTGACACGGAATATGCCGCATACGTCGAACTCGGAACCGGAAAGTATTATCCGGGCGGGAGACATACGCCGTGGGCGTATCAGGACGCGAAGGGGAACTGGCACTGGACGGCTGGAAACAAAGCACAGCCGTATTTGAAGCCAGCGGCGGCGAACTATGCGGCGCAGTACCTGAAAATCGTCGAAGATGAGATGAAAAACGGATAAAGATTGCGTCCCAGAGCCATAAATATACGGTATAAGTGTGGTAACAGCAAAGAAATGACTGTTGCCACATTTTTTGTTCTGTCGCGGCAAAGCACCGCCGACAAGGGAAAGGAAGATAGAACATGGCACTGACGCGCAAGCTCCTGAAGGGAATGGGGCTGACAGAAGAGCAGATGGATACGATCATTGAGGCGCACACCGATACCGTAGACGGGCTGAAAAGCGACCTTGCACGGTATAAGGCAGACGCCGAAAAGCTCCCCGGAGTACAGGCGGAGCTTGAAAACCTGAAAGCCAAAGGCGACGATGGCTGGAAGGATAAGCACGACAAGATCAAAAAGGAATTTGACGACTACAAAAGAGAGCAGATGCAGAAGGAAACCAAGAGCGCGAAAGAATCCGCGTATCGGGAACTTTTGAAGTCTGTGGGTATCAGCGAAAAACGAATTGATTCGGTTTTGAAGGTCACCGATCTTTCTTCGATTGAATTGGAAGACGGCAAGATCAAGAATGCCGATGATTTGAAGAAGTCCATCAAGGAAGAGTGGGCAGATTTCGTTGTTACCACGAAACAGAAGGGCGCGGACACCAAAGACCCGCCCGCAAACAACGGCGGCGCTATGAGCCGGGACGACATCTTCAAAATCAGGGACGCGTCTGAACGGCAGGCAGCAATTGCCGCAAATCTCAATTTGTTCGGAAAGGAAGAATAAACATGGCAGCAAAGACCAATCTGACGATGACGAGCGACGTTCAGGTAACCGCTCGTGAAATCGATTTTGTAACCCGCTTTGCGCGGAACTGGCAGCACCTGCGCGACATTCTAGGCATTATGCGCCCCATCAAAAAGCAGCCGGGAACCGTCCTGAAATCCAAGACTGCAAGCGTGACGCTCGCGCAGAGCGTCGGCGAGGGCGAAGAGATCCCCTATTCCAAAGCGACTGTCATTGAAAAGGACTACGCCAACATCAACGTCGAGAAGTACGCAAAGGCTGTTTCCATCGAGGCGATCAAGGAATACGGCTATGACGTTGCCGTCGCAATGACCGACGAAGCTTTCCTGTATGAGCTGCAGACCAATGTCACCAATCGTTTCTACGATTATCTGAATACCGGCCTGCTGACCGTCAGCGAAACCAACTGGCAGCGCGCGCTTGCAATGGCGAAGGGCGCTGTTATCAACAAGTTCAAGCAGATGCACCGCACCGCGACCAACGTTGTTGGCTTCGTGAACGTGATGGATCTGTACGATTACCTCGGCGGCGCCGATATCACCATCCAGACTGAATTCGGCTTCCAGTACATCAAGAACTTCATGGGCTATAGCACCGTGTTCCTGCTGTCTGACGATGAGATCAAACGCGGTCGTGTTATTGCGACTCCGGTCGAGAACATTGTCCTGTACTACATTGACCCAGCTGACAGCGATTTCGCCCGTGCCGGTCTCGACTACAGAACCGACGGAGAAACCAACCTTGTCGGTTTCCATGTGCAGGGCAACTACTCCACTGCGGTCTCCGAGTCCTTTGCGATCATGGGCATGACCCTGTTCGCGGAGTATCAGGACGGCATTGCCGTTGCTGACATTGACGAGACCCCGTCGCTCGGCACGCTGACGGTTACCTCTGCGGCGGGCACGGCGACAGGTGACACGAAGATCACGGTAACGCCCGCGAAGGAAGCAAGCGGCAACGTCTACAAGTACAAGGTAGGCGATTCGGCTGAGACTGTCACCTACGGCCAGAACGTCAGAACGTGGCCGACGTGGGACGGCAAGTCCGATGTCACGGCAGCGACGGGCAAGAAGATCACAGTCGTTGAGGCTGACGCGACTTACAAAGCGCAGAAGGCTGGCAACGCAACGGTAACGGCAAAGTAAGGAGGCGGCAGCGCAATGCTAACCGAATTGTGCGGGGTTCTGCGGAACTGGTTTGAAACGGATCGGATCAGCGGAACGTACACAGTAGAAAACGGCAGCATTGCGCTGCCGTTCCTGCAAGAAGGGCAATTCTTCCGGATTGTAGGTTCCGTTTTTAATGACGGTGTGCACCAATACCCGGATTACGGGATGGCCGACGAGACCTTTGATGGCTCTGTCTGGCCGATGGCCGTCCCGTCCGCTGTCCTCGCCCTCGAAGCTGAGATCAGAGCATGGCAGGAGAAAAACGGGGACGCGGCAGCAAGCCCGTTTACCTCGGAAAGCTTCGGAGGCTATAGCTACTCGAAGGGATCGAGCGGAAGTGCCTCCGCGAATGGGGCTGTGACATGGCAGACGACGTTCAAATCGCGCATGAACCAGTGGAGGAAGATCTGATATGAGTTTACTTGATGATTTTGCCCGCCCGTGCGTGCTGCTCGAAAAAAGCCGGACGCCGGACGGAGCGGGCGGTTACGTCACGATATGGACGGACGGGGCGGAATTCGCAAATTACCAGATGCTCGATACGTCCATGGAGGCTCGCAGAGCGGAGAAGGAGGGCGTGACAAGCGTTTACTCGGTGCTTGTGCAAAAAGCCGTACCAATCGATTATAACGACTTCTTCCGCGACAAGACGACCGGCGAGACGTACCGCGTCACGTCCGAGCCAAAGGACAAGCAAACACCGAAGTCCGCAAGCTTCGATCTGAAATACTTCACTGCAGAAAAGAAAGCGCTGCCAACATGACGAAAGACAAAGCATTGCATGCGTGGTTCTCGCAATTTCTCACGGCATACCCCACATCAAGTGTCCCGGACGATGCCGTTTTTCCGTGGCTGACCTATGAGCTGATTACCGGCGCGTGGGACAGCGGGGAAATCGGCCTGACAGTGAATCTCTGGTACTACACAACGCAGGAAGCAGAACCAAACGCGAAAGCGCAGGAAATCTCGGACGCTATCGGCTTGGGCGGCGTGTTTGTGCCGTGTGACGACGGCGCAATCTGGATCAAGCGCGGATCTCCGTGGTGCCAGAACGTCCGGGACGATTCTGATGCAAATATCAAGCGGCGGTATTTGAACGTCACAATCGAATACATTACCGCGAACTGAAAGGACTGATTTCATGGCGAAATTTACAAAAATTCCGGCGGATACGTTTAAGCAGCTGCAAATCAATGCTGGCGTTGTTTTGAGCAAATTTACGCCTGCAACCGGAACGTTTGAACCGGAGAACCAGATCGGCGCAACTACCGGAGGCGTTACATTTTCCGCGACACCGACGTATTCTGACTACGGCTCGGATGTGGATAATTGCCCAAAGAACACAATGGAAATGAAGCGGATGGACGATGTCGAAGTGAAACTTTCCGGTACATATGTAACGGCTACGACTGCCTCCGCGAAATCTCTTATGGCGGCGGCTGACATCGACGGCACAGATACGACGAAGGTTGTTCCTCGGCGCGATCTTTCACCGACTGACTTTGCGGACATCTGGCTTGTGGGTGATTATTCCGACAAGAACGGTGCGACAAACGGTGGTTTCATTGCTATTCGTCTTATGAACGCGCTATCGACCGGCGGATTCCAGCTGAAAACCGCCGACAAGGGCAAGGGGCAGATGGCGTTTGAGTACACGGCGCACTATTCGATGTCAAAGCAGGACGTTGTGCCATATGAGGTTTATATCAAAGCCGGTACGGCTGAAACGTAAGGAGAAGAAAGTATGAAATTTTCGGAACTTAGCACTGATAGGGCGGCTGACGTTCTTTGCGAGGTCAGCGTGTGCGCGCTCAACATCCTGACCGATGATGAGCTGCGGGAGAGTCTGAAAGCACAGATCGACGCGGAGAAGCCGCAGACGGCGGGAGAACGGTACGCGATCGGTGCGCAGAAGATCGGTCAGTGGATTCCTCTGATTCTGAAAAAGCACCGGGAAGATACGCTTGGTATTCTGGCTGCGATCAACGAAACGACTGTTGAGGCGATCAAAAAGCAGAGCGTCCTAAAAACCATGTGGCAGATTCAGGAGATCGTCAAGGACAAGGATATGCAGAATTTTTTCAAATCGTGCGCGTCGGAGGCGAAAGCGTAACGCTTGCGCTTCTGGCAGCTCCAAAGATAAGCGCGGGAGGGCTGATTCGCCTTTTGCCGATTTTGGTAAAGCGGCAGCAGGAAGAATCAGCCTTCCGTATTTATACGGCGGAGTGTTTGCGCACAATGACGGAAAACACAGCAAAATTCGCGGGCGGCAGCTTTGTGCAGGCAAAATATTCCGATCTGATAGACCCGAAGCCGCAGGACAACCGAACCTGCGAAGAAATCACCGCCGAGGTTGTTAAGCGGTGCGGATTGGTGGTGAAGCATGAATCTATTTGAACTTTTTGTAAAAATCGGCGCGGACACGTCTGAAGCGGACAAGGGCATTGACGAAACCGGGAAGAAAACATCTGGGCTTGGCGAAAAAATAAAGAGCGGGCTTGCAACTGTC